TGCTAAAATCAAAGGTAAAGATGATGTTCGTATATTCTGCGGATGGGATGTATTCGCTTATTTAATTCAGGCTTATGTGGATGCTAATTTGTTCCACTTTGCACCTGATGCGAAGATTGACGATAACAGCGCTGCATTTACCGTTCCGGGTACATCTTACAAAGTAATTCCTGTTCACGGTTTGGATGGCACTGATGACATATACGCTTTCAGAATGAGCAATATCTTCTTAGGTACTGATTTACTTGACGAAGAGAATAAGTTCTGGATTCGTTGGTCTGAAGATGATGAGAACATCAAATTCACAGCCCGGATGAAGATAGGTGTTCAGTTCGCCTTTGTTGATGAGATTGTGAAGTTTGAAGCCTAATTTATAAGGGGGGCGTAAAACCCCCCTTTCACTTATAAAATTTTAATACAATGCCTTGCGCACTTACATCAGGTTATACATTAGACTGTAAAGACAGCAGCGGCGGTATAGTTGAAATTTACTTTATCGAAAAAGGTAATGTTGCAACTATTGCCGAAGCCAGTGGTGTTGTTACAGGTCTGACAAAAGCATCCGGTAAAAGATTCTGGAAGTATGAGCTTCCTAAAGAGACTGGATCCTTAACAGAAACAATGACAGGAAATGTTCAAAACGGAACTGTTTTCTACGCTTCTGAATTGAAATTAGTTGTTAATAAGCTGAACGTTGCTGTACGTAATGAAATCAAATTATTAGCACAAAATACACTTATCGCTGTTGCGAAAGATAATAATGGAAAATATTGGTTAGTAGGTCGCACACGCGGAATTGACTTTACAACCGGAACACTCGGAACGGGTACGGCTTTCGGTGATCGTAGCGGATTTGATTTAACTTTTGCAGGTAGTGAGCCGGAGCCTATGCTTGAAGTTAATAGTACAGTGGCAAGTGCCCTCGAAACTGCAGGATAGTCTTTGTTTTGTTTGTTTGGTTTGATTTTGAGCCCTGCCCTTTTGGGCGGGGTTTTTGTTTATAGGTATTTATAAAAGATATGTTTAAATTTGTAAAAGGAACAACGGCGACAATTATCTGCACTCTAAAGGAGAAGCAAACTATTGAAAGCCCTTATTATTTATTTGTCTTTACGAATAGAGGAACGAATGATACAGTTACTTTTATAAAAGATTATCTGCATGACGTATCGACTAACAAAGAAAGATGGAATGAATTTACCATTCCGGTAAATAGTCATTTCGGCAATTATAAGGAGGGGTGGTGGCGTTACGATATATATGAGCAGACGAGCGCCGTAAATGTTGATCCTGCTGGATTGGGATTACTTGAAAGCGGATTAATGTTTTTAGACGATAATACAAACATAAGCTACACGCAATATTCACAGGACGTTAAATTTAAAATGTACGATGCATCCTAATATAAGTTTTATAAAGTTCGCAGATGTAAAGCTGCCTGAAATGGTTGAGCTGCCCGGCAAAGGTTATGTGCAATTTGGTGAAGATAATCTTTACCCGAATATGTTACTTGAGAAGTTGAATAAAAGCAGCAAACATAATGGTATTATATTGGGCAAAGTGAATTACATCATAGGTAATGGGATATCTTATAAAGACAACAGCCAGCAGGAATTAATACCAAATAAGAATGAAACTATAAATGATTTACTCAAAAAGGTTTCTACGGATATTGAGATTTTTGGCGGTGTGTATCTTGAGCTTCATTATAATGCTTTGGGCAATGTTGGTGCTGTTTATCATGTACCTTACCATAAAGTACGTACAAATAAGGACAACACGCAATACTACATTAAAGACTGGACGCAATCGACAAGGGTGCAGCCTGAAATTGTGGCGGCGTATAATCCGGCGGTTAAGGAGGGAAAGCAGATTTTATTTTATAAAGAATATAGACCGGGATTAGAGTCTTATTCTTATCCGGGATATATTGGTGCGCTTAATTGGATCGAGGTTGATATAGAGCTGTCAAAATACCATTTAAGCACTATAAAAAATGGTATGTTCAGCAGCAAGCTTATTAATTTCAACGAGGGTAAGCCGTCACCTGAGGAGCAGCAGGTTGTTGAAACAAAATTCAAAAAGAAATTTACTGGAAGCGAAAACGCTGGCGGTATTGTTTTGTCGTTTAGTGACGATCCGGCAAAGGCGCCGACCGTTCTGGATTTGTCGAATACCGACTTAGATAAGCATTTCGACATACTGAACAAGACAACCGAACAGCAGATATTTGCAGGGCATCAAGTGACAAGCCCTATGCTTTTCGGTATTCGCGTAGAGGGTCAATTGGGCGGGCGTAGTGAAATGCGTGATGCTTATGAAATCTTCAAAAATACCTATGTAAATGATAAGCAAAGGGCTTTAGAAACTTTATTCACAGAAATAAGCATTTTGTTTGGTGTTGAGGGTGAAATGGTGATTGCACCTATTGAGCCTATTGCTTTTGAATTTAGTGAGGCGACAATTAAAGAAGTTGCTCCAAAGGCATGGATACTTGAGAAGCTGGGTATTGATTTGACTAAGTATCCTGAAGCTGCACAACCTGAAGTGCAACAGACTGCGCAACCTTTAGCGCCTGTAAATGAGAATCTGAAAAATTTAACAGGTAGGCAATGGCAGGGGGTTAATAGGATTATCCGCAATTTTGAGAAAGGCAGAATCAATAAGGAGCAGGCGAAGTTGTTGCTTAAATCTTCATTAGGATTAAGTGATGAAGAAATTAACGTAATGCTTTCTATTGATAATGAAATGGAATTTAGCGCACAGGATAATGAAGAACTTTTATTAGCGGAATTTGCGCAGCATGGTGAAAGTAAAGATAATTACAATGTAATTACATCCAGAAGCCGTTTCAACTTTCAGGAAGAACTTACACAGGCCGAAGTAAACATTCTCGATCTTATCAAAAAGGATAAAAGAATAACTCCGGAAGTTATTGGTAGGGCTTTAAAGATGCCTGTTGATGAGGTTAAAGATATCATTGCTAATTTACTTGAGGGCGGTTTGATTATTGCATCAGTAAAAAAGATAGGCGTTGATGAAATCATTGAGCGCACCATGCCGGAGCCTTTGAGTGAGCTTACAGATAAAAAGCCAAAGACATACGAGCAAAAGATAATGTATAGTTATGAGGGGCCGCGTGATAGCAGCAACAGAACTTTTTGCCGTAGGCTTTTGGATATGGACAAATTCTTTTCACGCGCCGATATTGAGACTATGAGCGCAAGATTAGGATATAGCGTATGGGATAGGCGCGGCGGTTGGTGGACTAAGCCGGATGGGGAGCGGTCGCCCTCGTGCCGTCACAGATGGGTACAGAATTTCGTTATTCGTAAAAAATAAAAAATGAGAGATACTTTATTCATAAGTCCTGAAAATATTTATGAGCGTACACAAATACACTCAAATATAGATAGTAAAATGATTGTTCCTGAAATAAAGGTGTGTCAGGATATGTATATTTTGCCATTATTAGGCTCAGGGTTGTATGAACGTCTGCAGGTCGGGATTGAAGATAATAATTTAACAGCGGATGAAATAACGCTGCTTAAAAGCTATGTGAGGGATTGCCTTATTTATTACGTAGTGGCGGAACTTACCGATACCCTTACGCATCAATATTGGAACAAGGGTGTACTTAAAAAGACGAACGAGGGCAGCGAAAATGTCAGCATGAGTGATCTTATTGATTTAAAAAATAAGTTCAAAAGCCGCGCTGAATATTACGGTCAAAGACTGGTGAAGTATTTAGTTGAGGAAAGTAATAATGCAAAGTTTGATTTGTATATAAATCCCGGCAGCCGCGCGGATACGATAGTACCTAAGCGTGATGCATACTTTCCCGGTATCTATTTGGGTATGCCTTACGATGAATTTAAGAACTGCGAAGATTGTCAAAAACCATTCAAAAATGTATAGTAAAAAGACTATCAAAAAATTAAAAGATTATTTTGCAAAGCATGACCCGAAATCAAATATCAATACAGCTAAAAAAGATAGCAACAGACCACAGGCAGGTAAGGACGGTAAAGGTGGTAAATCCTGATTACTTCCTACACAATGAGGTTAAGGATATTACCTATCCGGCGGTGTTCATGACTATGGGCAATAGTGCAACGGAGGGCAAAATAAAAACACATACGGTGCAGGTAACTGTGGCGGATATTGTTTTGCATACAACGGAGCTGGAGGTGCAGAGTGACATGGAGCAGGTAGCGAATGATTTGTTAGGGCAAATAGGATGGGAGAAGCAGCCTTGGAGATTTACACGATCTACGACCTTTGAATTTTTCGAAGATAAATTTGAGGATATTGTGGCGGGCGTTACGTTCAGCATTGATCTTGAAGTTCCGTTTCTTTATGATGTTTGCGATTTGCCAAGTAATTATGAGCTACCTGAGAATGATACGATATTTATAAATCCAAGTAGAATGAGTAAGATAATTGATTTCATAGTCGGTGCCGGTGAGCCTATGGAGCAGGACGATACCGACTTCACAAATAATAGCCTTGTAGTGCCGCCTTTGGTATTTATAGATGGGTTAATTTTGACCTATCAAGTAAGGA